TAAAAGTTCTAATTCTTCAGGGATAGGAATAAGAAGCATGTCATCTTCTTTGTCCTGTTTATAACCAAAAGGTACGTGTCTTCCTACTCTTATAATCGGATACCACTCTCCCAGTTTTCCTTGCAGTGGTATTTGCCAATCTACTTTGGTTGGATGGTCTGCTTCAGTCGCTCTTTTACTCATTATCTTTCGCAGGTAGAATAAACAAAGGTTCTGATGTTTTTACTTCTACTTTATCTGTTTTAGTAAAACCTGCACGATCTAAAATATCTTTTGCTGCTAACATTTTTTCTTTTACACCTAGATCTGTAGGATCTTTCATAACAGAAAACATAGTATACGCAGCTTTTGTTGATGATTGTGCTATAAATTTTTTTGTTAGTTCTGCTATCTCGTCTGTGAGACTATTTACGATCTGTGTAGAGGCAACACCATCAGCATATCCTGCAAGTTTTTTAGCTACAACAGGATCTCCTTTTGCTTCTTCAAACAATACGTCAAGGAACTTCTGTTGTTTCTCTGTTAGTTGTTTTGCCATTATGCCACCATGTAAAGTATAAATCCTAGAGTACCTACACCTAATAAAAGAATAACACCTGATATACTCCAAGTAATTATTGCTTCAATCATTTCTGCTTTACGATACTCTTGCTCTTTCTTTTGTTTTCGTATCCTACCCTCAGTCGCCACTAGTTCATCCCAAACGGATGGTCCATACGTGAAACTGATCCAGTCTTTTAGCTCCTGACGCATAGCCTCTGCTTTCTTTTTAGCAGTGAATATCTCCAAAGCTTCAGCTTCAACAGAACCTCCCATAGCTTTCCACCAAGGGGGGTTCTTATTCTTTTGTTCTAAGTAGGCTAGGTCACTCATGCTACTAGCCCACTGATTTAGTTGACCACCCATTTCTTGGAGGTCTTTCCCAAATTGAAAGCCTTTTTTGAGCGCATTGAATGCGACAGTCGCCCCACCTATAATTGTAACTGGATCGATAACGAGCCTCCTCCCAAAGCACTGCTATTATCATTAAAAGAAAAATGTGTTTCTTTCAGAGGGGCTTACCTGTTAGGATGGCTCTCTCTATATCAAATCTACCAATCCCTAGGTCTTTTAGCTCCCTGTCAGTCATCTTCTCAAGTTGTATACGTGCAACCTTACGTCTAGCTGACTCTGCTCTTGCTTCAATTATCCTGTTGAATATTCTTTTAAACATTTTCTATCCTCGTTATTTATGTTAGCCCTAACTGGGTGAGGATAGTTATATTCAAGTAGTTATATCAGAGTAGTGACAAATATGCAACCCCGTTATGACTTGGCTTTAGGTTTGGTAGTCCAAGCTTCGTTAACATCAGGAGTAGAAGGATCATCCTTTATGTAATGACCCTTCTCGTTTCGAGCACGTACTTTTTCTGTTTCAGGTTTGTCCTGATTCATGATAAACTCTAGAACAGCAGGATCTTTGGTATGCCATTCCCCACGAATATACTCAGCTAAAACAGCACCGTACTGATCAATTACTTTGTCATCTTGTAGCTTCATCTTCTACCTCTTCTAGTCATGCCACCACCATAAAACATTCCTGTTTTACGATAGTCAATCATACCACCTTTGGCGTACCCTTTTTTCTTTTTCTGTAATCCTCCTTTGGAGTTTCCAGATTTAAGGCTCTTTTTAAAAGCAGCCATAGCTTCGTTCATGGTATCATACTTACTTCCGTTCTTTTCGTACCACTCTCTAAACTTCTGGCCTCCTCCTTTAGGACGCTCACTCTGTCTTTGTTTTTTGTTGTACTCGTAAGTACGTCTTGCAGCTTCTGCTCTTGTTAAAGCACTTTCAGCAACATTCTTAATATCTCTGACAGACATTTCTTTGTTTGCTTCTTTTACTTCTTTCTTTTCAGCATCAGTCATAACATCTGTAGCGGCAGAACCTGGACGTATTCTAGGTTTTTTTGATGATGTTGGAGCACCACTAATATCTTTGCCTTTATTGTTAGCCCAAGCTGTTAGAGCAGAACCTTTGTACTTACCCTTGTTTCTTTTTTTCCAAGCGTCCAAATCTTCTTTTGTTACAGCAAGCATCTTCTTGCCTTGCTTGTTCATGTAATACATTGATCCTGCTTTTTTAGCAGCAGCAATTGTTTTATAATCTTTATATGAGGCCATTGGACTAATCCTTGTTATAAGTGTCAGGAGCTTTTTTGATCCCTGTGTTAAGAGGACCAGAAGACTTAACCATGCCACCTACGTTGTAAGTAGCTACTGTACCGCCTTTAGCGTAAGCTTTCTTTTTCATGTTAGCTCCACCCATTGCGTACCCTTTTTTCTTTTTGGGCATACCACCTTTGTTCATGTAACCCATCTTGTTACGAACTGATTCAGGTAGTTTTTTAAGACCAGTTTGGTTAGCACTAGGAGCTTTTAATCCTCCTGCTGCGTAACCCTTTTTCTTCATGTTAACACCGCCCTTAGCCATGCCTTTTTTCTTCATATTGACACCACCCTTAGCCATGCCTTTCTTTTTCATGTTAGCACCGCCTTTGGACATACCTTTTTTCTTCATCATAGCACCACCGTTAGCCATGCCTTTTTTCTTCATCTTTTTCATTTATTCTTCCTCACTATTAATACTATACAAATTATTAAAGACTCGTTGCGTATCCCATACGTAGTCCACGTTTTCTTTCGAGTTATAAATATTCTGGTTTGGTTTAAAGTCTGGTGCACCTTGACCTGTTTCAAACCAAGCAGGGTGAGTTACTCTCACTCTATTGTTGGGTAACGCAACAATGTTACCTGTGTACTCCCCTGCATCTAACAACTCTAAGACATGAGATTGTTTGTGCTGTGCAGGATCGTCTGCTACTTCATTGTCAGTATAATCAACAGTGAAGTAATACTTTGCAGGATAGAACTGCCCATCTACTTTTGCTATCCAAGGGGCAGGACTAGCTCTTTCTAATTTGTATACTGAGTGTGTATGCGACATACAATCCCAGGGTTGTGCTAAATACGGTGGTAATTCTTCAGGCCACTCTTCTAAAGGTGTGTCTGCTACGAGTGCTGTCAGTGGCATTCTTGCCCACATTGCACCACCGTGTACGTTCTCTGAGCCATCAAAGTCCGACTCACAACCAGTAAATAAAACTTGAAAACTTAGAGTTCTGTTTGGCATGGTAGTTACACCTATAACCATACAATGTAAAAACTCTCCGTGATAGTCTTCAAAATTCTTTGTGTATTCTCTACGTACCCATGCTTTGAAGTACGGTATGCTACTTTGTAGATACGGCATCTTTTTTGTGTTTCCTTCGCAATTCTGCTTTAGCTTGTTTAAAGACATTTGCTATTGCTGTCTTGCCCATAACCTTAGCACGTTGCTCTGCTACGGTCAATATTTGGATCTTTCTTGCGTAAGGCTTCTTTAGCTTTTTTACTTTTGCTACCGTAGCTTTAGCATCAGCCATAGTAGCAAACTTAATTGATACAGTATCTTTTGGATTTTCATCCGTATATAATCTGCGTCCAGACCCTTTAGGTTTTTTACCTGTTCCTACTTTAGGATCTCTTTTCTTTTTGGTCATTTCTTGCCTTTAGGTTTAACACCACGTTTTTTCATATTAATGGCAATGGCTGCTTGTTGTTTTGGACTTTTAACAACACCACCTTTGTTTGCTCTAAATCGTCTAGTTTTATCTGCGATTTTTTTAGGTTGAGCCACATGCTGCTTACCTGACGCCTTGCCTTTTCTTTTAGCTCTGGTTGTAGCGGCATACTCAGCGCTGCTAAGAGACTTAATAGCCGCACTAGGTAAATAACGCTCACCAGTTTTAGAACTAGGCTTTCCACTCTTTGTTCGCCACTTCTGTTTTGTCCACTTTTTTAGAGACTTTTGAGGGGCTTTCATTATCTGTAGCCCCCACCCTTGGCTTTGTATTGTTTTGCCAACATCTGTGCTTTTCTCGCAGAC